TATTCTGCCAAAATTTTTTTCTAAAGGAGGTGTATAATACATCATGACTGGGGGCGGGTTGATGCAGCTTGTAGCGTATGGTGCACAGGACGTCTATCTCACGGGTAATCCCCAGATCACCTTCTTTAAGGTGGTCTACCGCCGCCACACGAACTTTGCGATGGAGGCCATCGAGAACCCGTGGAACGGCGCGCCGAACTTCGGCAAGCAGGTCACCTGCACGATCCAGCGCAACGGTGACTTAATCTACCGTATGTACCTCCAGGCCACGCTCCCCAGCGTGTCCCTCCTGGCCTCTGACGGCTCAGGCGCGCAGTTCCGTTGGCTCAACTGGGTTGGCCACAACCTCATCGACTGGGTCGAGCTCCAGATCGGCGGCCAGCGCATCGACAAGCACTATGGCCAGTGGCTGCACATCTGGAATGAGCTCACGCAGGAGCCGGGCAAGCAGGCTGGCTACGCCAAGATGGTGGGCAACATCCCGCAGCTCACGAACCTGCTGGTTCAGGGCGGCGAGTCTTGCGACAACTACTGCTCAGGTGGCGAGCCGAACTCCTCCAACGAGGTCCTCAACTGCTCCCCTGAGTACACGCTGTATGTACCGCTGCAGTTCTGGTTCTGCCGCAACCCTGGCCTGGCGCTCCCGCTCATCGCGCTCCAGTACCACGAGGTCCGCATCAACCTCCAGTTTAACGACCTCACGAACCTCTGCTGGGCGTACACGCCCCAGGCGTCTAGCTCAACGGCGATCCAGACCCGTGTTGGCAATGCCGGCCTCGTCGCGTGCTCGCTGTATGTTGACTACATCTACCTCGACACGGATGAGCGCCGCAAGTTCGCGCAGGTGTCCCACGAGTACCTGATCGAGGTTCTGCAGTTCACGGGCGGTGAGTCCATCACGTCCAGCTCCAACAAGCTGAAGCTGAACTTCAACCACCCGTGCAAGGAGCTCATCTGGGTGGTCCAGCGCGACTCCTTCACGAGCTGCGACACGAACGTCATCAACCCGTGGAAGGGCCAGCAGCCGTTCAACTTCTCTGACTGGTGGGACCGGTCAGTCCTGGAGTCTGGCTACTCCGTCACGCGCGTTGAGGGCATGGCCGGCGGCAACCCGTGCGTCACGGCGCTCATCCAGCTCAACGGCCACGACCGATTCCAGGTGCGTGAGGGCCGCTATTTCAACGAGGTCCAGCCGTACCAGCACCACACCAACATCCCGTCTGTTGGCATCAACGTCTACTCCTTCGCCCTCCAGCCGGAGCAGCACCAGCCGAGCGGCACGTGCAACTTATCACGCATTGATAACACGACGCTGCTCCTCACGGTCTCCAATAACGCCGTCGGCACGGCCACGAGCTCCACGGTCTATGTCTATGCGACGAACTACAACGTTCTCCGCGTGATGAGCGGAATGGGTGGTTTAGGTTATTCGAACTGATGACATTAATCATGTCATGTTTGAAAAAACTTTGGCTGCTAAGAGTACTTCAAAAAAGGAAGTGCTAGTTTGATAACACTTGTTTCTAAGAGAAACATGGAGCAACACCATCAAATTGCGGGAAACTCCTGCTAGGTTATGACTACCGCCCTGGAACCGAAAGGTCAGTCCAGTGGCACCAAGGGGAAACTCGTGGGTAGGGTAAGAAGGTCATAAATAGGGACAATCCGCAGCCAAGTTCTAAGGTCAGTGAGTGACTAAGAATGCAGTTCAGAGACTCAATGTTGGTGGACCGAAAGGTCTAAGATAGAGTCCGTCCCCACAGAAATGTGGTTTACCAGAGGATCTCAATACACTTGTTATCGTGTATAGGGGGAGAGTTGGTAGAGTTCCTGTGCCAAAAGGCAAGGAATGGAAGGCATGCTCGCCTACTCCAACTAGACGCAAAGTCATTTGTGTTTGGTTTTTTTATACTCTGCAAAATTGAATAGCCGCCGGTTGGGTGGTAAGTCTAAAAGTTATTTGTGATACTCCGGTAGAATGTCACATATACCTTGTACTCATTGTTCTAAAACATACGAACCCTTCAAAACAGTTCATGGAAAAGTTAGTAAACTATGCCCACACTGTCGTGAAACTCAACAACGAGCGGATGAAAAACGAAAAAATCGTGTGCGAAACTATCAAGCCGAAGCAAAACGAAATCTAGATACAGCATGGAGTACATTTCTTAAAAAATCAGTTGAGCGGCGTGAAAAAGAGAATAGCCTTACTAAAGAGGAGTTTCTTCAATATATTCAGACTCCTTGTTACTATTGTAATTATTATGATGAAAATGAAATAAATGGTATAGACCGCATAGATAACTCAAATGGATATTCAAAAAAGAATTGTGTAACTGCATGTAAAACATGTAATCGAATGAAACATATCTTTCATCCAGTTTTCTTTATCGAGAAGGCAAAACTAATTATGAAGTTTGCGGATAAAATACTAACCGATTCTGAACGAGATGCCTTTTATCTAAAATGGAAAGAATATGTACATAAATCACCAGTACCTTATATTTATGTAAAACGCAATACAGAAGAGAAGCGAGAAATACCTTACCAGATAACAAAAGAGGAATATGAAGAACTTATTTATAAGCCCTGTTATCTATGTGGATTCAAATGCCGCGCTGGAAATGGCCTTGACCGAGTTGATAATACAAAACGAGAATATACTTATGATAATGTACAACCATGCTGTTCAACTTGTAATATGATGAAAGCTCTCTTTACAAAAGAGGAGTTTCTACAGAAAATAAAAGAGATATCAGCATTCAGGATAGAGTATCCAATTGAATGGTTAACAATTCCTCGCCATGGATTTCAAATGGGTGGAGCAAAAACAGAAAGTCTTGCAGAGCCTGAAAAAGAAAAACAATGGCGTGCAAAAACAATTTATAAAGCTATTCGGTCAGGAACAACGGTAGAGTTTATAGAACATATAAAACAAGCAGGTCTTGAAGAGAAATGGAAACTAGTTGAAACAGATGCCGGTGAAAAAACATTTGAAGATATGGAAGCATCGCTAAAAAAACTTGTTACAGAAATTCGTTATAAACGTAATGGGCGATAATCACTTCTTTGAAGCAATAATACCTCCAAGTACCATACAGCCAAATACAATCGCTGCCAAAACAAACACAATATACCATTTTGTGGATAGGGGCGAAAATTCAGGAGGTGGAGGTGGAACCGGATTCTGTGAAGTTTTACGACAAATTGGACAGAATGGAAAATCTAGATTACTGACCGTATGTTTTTCGCGTATCCATTGCTTCCAACAGGTCGGATGCACATGAAAATGACAACCGCATGTGATATACTTACTACTCTCTACAAGAGCTGTGCCACTTTCATGAGTGACTTCAAGGCAGACAAAACATTCATTATCAGGAGTCACTGCAGTGAGTTCTGTTAGTGAAGTTGTAGAGGTCGATGGCTTCATTAAATATAAATACAAAAAATACTTTATACTCGATTTTACGCGGTAATCGCCTTTCGCCTACGAAGAATAGGGCCCTGAATTTCCGTTGGAATATCCATCTCTTCGCCGCTCATCCAGCTCGCAACCTTAGTAAGACTAGCTACAACTCCAAACAAGAAGGCCACGAGCATCGCCTTATACATACCCTGTGAATGGAGCATGAGGCCCATTAGAACCTGACAGAAACTACTATCCATGACAACAAGACTCTGTACGAAACCCCAGGCACCCTTTGGCGCACAGAAACACATATAGACATGAGTCGACGACCATGCCACAAATCCAATTCCTACTGCGGTCAGAAGACCCCAGCCCCCAATCTGCTTGCATATACTGGAACAACACTCCTTGGATGGCATGAACACTTTGACAGTAGTCCGGTCAGCCTTATGCCTCAAATTTTTCCCAGCGCTCATGTAGGATGGATATATCAAACACAACAGATTCAGAAGATCTGGTATTTATTGGCACCGCGGCCCTGTTCGTAGAACTTATCACTCTTTTTCTTGTTAAATATGCCGGATCCAAACCCACAGTGGGTACTATGGCACTTAATGATTGGTATGAACGCTTTGGCATTTTTGCGGTGGGTGCAGATGTTCTGAGTCTGATGATTGGTGTGGTGGCCGCTCGTTTCCTCTACACCTATTTCTTCAAGTCTGTAATGGACTGGTCCCCGCTCTATTTTATGCTCTGTGTAGTGCTATTCCAGCTTTTCCATGACCTCTTCTTCTATTTTACGACCATCAAGAATCTTCCTCGCGGCTACAATGAAATGATTGATGTCTTCCAGGATTACGCCAAAGAAAACGGCGCGAAGATTCTCGTTGCGGATGCACTTATGCTAATTGCCACGGCAGGAGCTGCAATGTATCTGAAGTCGGTCCCGCTCCATTTTGTACTGATAGGTCTACTTGGTATACTCTATGCACTCTGTTTTATCCTCTTTACGGCTCCTACACCGACCGTGGCCCAGGCCTATCAGGCATCTACACCGATTTCTAAGGCACCACAGGGCCAAGAGGCGCAGCCCTCGCCGAAACAGAATTTCCAGGAGGATCGTCGACAGGGACTCCTAGACCCTGGAAGTTTTGATCCTCGACAACTACACACTCCATTTGATTCCAATACATTTTAAAATATACGTAGTATTTATAAATGCCCCTGCTTGATATTATTCATCCAGATGATAACGATGGAGAAACTTTACAGTTTAAAACAAACGCAGGAGATATGGGATTTGAATTTAAGGTCAGTGGAGAAAATGTTCAATTTGATGCGGATAATAATATGTATACATTTATGCCTTCTGGAATAACTGTTAGTTTAAGTCCTAATGATGGATTAAATGGTGTACATGTTAGTATTCCAGGTAATATTCCAGGTGAACCACTAGCTAATTTTGTAGAGCGCTGGGAGGATGATGCTGTGGGAGATAGAATAGTAGCTGTTCTTAATCAATTAAGAGATCATCCTATACATGCAAATAACAATGGAAATGGAAATAATAATGCACCTGGAAATAATGCACCTGGAAATAATGCACATGCACCTATTAATTTAGACAACATTAGTAATGAAAATATGGATGGAGGCAGATATAAAAAACGTAAGTCTCGTAAGTCTCGTAAGTCTCGTAAGGCACGTAAAGGGCGTAAGGCTCGTAAAACACACCGCAAATATTAATCAAATACCACCGAAGCCTCTGAGTTCTCTAATAAAACTCCGAGCGCGGCTTCGCGCCGCTCCAACGCTCCACCACGCTGTTTCTTCGACACATGCTTCCAATGCCATTCAAATGATAATGCATCATGTTTGTTAAACGGTCCTACATAGCAGTGCCGACGCCATGTCTCTCCAGCCGCCACTTTTGCTCGTGTAGCCCTCGCACCACCTGACAGTTCCCCCTTATGTTGACGCAACCGGCGATCTACATCGACAGTTGCACCAATATATGTCGCTCCACCTGAAGACACTAGGCAATAACAGTACCACGGTGCCTCCATTCTACACTACTCTAGGCATTTCTCTTTAGAAGTGCCACGCCATTTCTCTCCGCATTGTGAAAGACCAGAGTGAATCCATTTTTCTGTGCATGTTCGAGCACTTTATCCGTCTTCATCGTATCTGTGTCATCTAGAAAGAGATACTTCGGATTTAACTTACACGCCTCCTGATAATCGGAGAATCCACAATATTCTCCACCATCGAGAATCACTAGATCCATTGTCTGTCCCACCTGAACATGTGGAACCTCCGCAAAGGCCCTCTTATCTGATTCATACCAGAGGTCATAGTGCGGTTTATTCTTCAGAAAAGTCGGGTGTGCATGAATCTCTTCATCGGACATCAGGCTCGTAGCAATGCGCCCATTTACAAAATCAACCATTTCACGCCCAGGCCTCGTAGCCCAATTCTCCTTTGCACACTGGAGATTTTCGCCATTTGTCTCGAGTGAGAGAATTTTCACAGGTGCGTACTCGGGGCGGCTGAGTGCACCGAGTACACAACAGAGAGTCGTTCCAAGACCATTCCAGCAGCCAATATCGAGAATCGTTTTGATGCTCATATCATGCTGAATGAGACCCATGAGAATACGCCCAGCCACCGTATCTGAGTGAATCTGACCAAGCGTCGCCTTCATAGTTGGACGAGAGGGTTTAGTTTCAAAGAAACCCCGCGATACCATAAATTCATGGTGATACTGCGGATTGATAATATGAACTAGATTATCCGATTCACTTCGGATAAGATATCCGTTAGAATCCGTATACTTGTCATAGATATCAAAAAACCCGTAGCCATATGACCGACAGTTAATTGCAATGCATTCATTAAAATAGCGGGCGTAGTTCTTTCGGTCCTTATTTGTTCCGAGAAATGGATACTCAGGATTATTCCACACAGTGGAATCGACTTCAATCGGCGGAATTACATTGTAGACATAGACATTGAGATTCTTAATCTGCGAGACAATGTCCCGAAGTCCCTCAAAATAGGAATCGACAATATTCTTAATAACTGTTTTGTACGGCATCATCTCCTTAGAGACATACTTATGAACATGACAGCGACAATCAATCTCTCCAAAAGAGAAAATAACTGTATCTCCTTCGACCACAGGAAAAGTGCGCAGGTCAAGGCGAGCAAGTCGATCACGACCAATTGAAAACGCGAGAGTAGGCCCAATACTATTCCGATTTACATATGCTAGTTTATCAAATGGGTGAACAGAATGGCTGTCGCCAAATGTAAAAATTGTCATCTAGCCTATTTACTATAAGTGTCTTTAACCGTGTTGAAAAAAAAAATTTGAATGGGTTGCGCCGCAGTATATATATAGTAGAAAAAAAATGGCCCCCATCTCTGCAGATACTCTCATCATTGGAACTCTGTATATCAAGGTTCATAAGAAGAACGGGCATTGCTTTCCTGCGAGAAAGTTTCTTGGAATGAGTGAATTTGGATATGCGCTATTTGAGATGAGTAGCGAGAGCTATAGGAGTGAAAGTCCCGAACTCTGGGACTTCTATGCGCCCGAAGATTCTCTCATACCAACTCCCGTGTATCCGCCCGATGATTGGGTAGAGGGCGCAGATGGATATCACGCACCTACAAAGCCTCACGAAGAGACTCCAGTACACTGAAGATAGTGCATCCTACAGAGTGGCTCATAAATCTCCTCCCCTCCAATCTCCACTTGGTCATCCTTTGACTTTTTTTCGCTGTGAGTGAAGAGTGCAGCCACAGGAGTTTGACAACGCTTACAGAAGGCGTGGCGCTTTTCTACACTGTCGCAGTAGGGAATTAGTTCCAGAAGTTCACCGAACGGCTGCCGCTTCGTATCGCCATCGAGTCCAACGCAGATGACATCCTTCTTATCCTTTTCAACTGCATTTATGACAAACTCCTTGAGTCCAGTAAAGAATTGCGCCTCCTCGATAATTATTAAGCGCGCATCGATATAGGCAAGTGTAGTTAGAACAGTATCGAGATAACGCACTGCAAGCGCAGGATGTCTCTCCTTGTCATGACTTACAATTTCAGGTTTCTCACTGTAACGAGTATCGCTACTGTGAGTAATCACAAAGATGGGCCAGCCAATCGCAGAATACTTACGAATAGTGCCGAGAAGCTCAGACGACTTTCCTGCAAACATGGGACCGAGGATAATTCTGAGACTCATTGTATAGTGTATACTTTCTTACAGGGGGCACTTCAAATTTAACATCCTTGTCTATCAAGTGGAATCACATCAAAATAGGTCATTCCATACTGAGTGCCCTTGGGAGGAACAGTGATGCGTACAAAGGCCCATTCACGGCCAAAGGAGGGAACAAAGACCTTTGAATGACTAATGAACCAGTCAGGAATATCAAGATTACTGTAGAGAATCTTAATTGCATCCACTCCTGACATATCCCATGGATAGCAGCCACCTGCATTAATTGTAATGACACCTCCAGCAGGCATCCAGCCAAGTAACTTCTCAAAAAGACTCGTCCACATTGGGTCATTCATATCAGGATCGACTAGGTCTACATAGATACAATCGTAGACACGCGGCTCCTCGAGAATCTTGAAAATATCACTGTGCTCCACTGTCAGGCGCGGGTCATCAAAGACATTTCCTCCAAGAAACACAGTCGTCCAACGCGGCTCCTTCTCACGAAAATGTGTAACGAGTTCGGTATCCCAGTCAATCATCGTTACATGTGCATCCGTGCGCTCTCCAAGACGCGCTAGAACAGCCCGTGCCGTTGCACCTTCGCCCCCTCCAAGAATACAGATGCGCGACTTTGTGTTAAGACATTCATGAACTCCTGAGACAAGATTCATATGGTAGAGATGTTCATCCGCTACAGATGATTGTAGAACACCATTCACAAAGAGGGTCCGTCCAAAAAGAACTGTATTCAGAATATCAATCTTTTGTTTGGCCGTCTGAAAACTTAGGGAACCCTCAGGATAATAGCGCAAAATCCGGATGAACTCACCATCACGCTCCTCAAACTCTTTGATTTCAGACATTTCTATGTCTATATCAAATAGTTTCTTTAAGGCGCAGCAACCGCGGGCTCATCAGCCACTTCAGCCTTCACATCCTCTACAGTCGCAGCAGGCTTAGCAGCATCAAACTCGGCAAGTACCTTTGAACCAGCATCAACCTCCTCCAGAGTCTTACCACCCGTCTCACGCACAAAAAGTGCCGTCATCAGATTTCCAGCAAGACTTACGCCCGCACAAACAGCCATAATCGCCATAGCTCCAGCCGCCGCCTCATTCTGCGCCGTCTGTGAAGAGCTACTCGAAACTGTACTACAATCATTTGCTGTGGGTGCCGAATTGCAGTATCCGTACCACATGGACAGGAGACCATAAGAACCCGCTGTGGCACCCAGTTTACCCATTGCCGCGCTAATACCGTGTCCAGTTGTGCGCATGCGAGTAGGAAACACTTCTACAGGCATGAGGAAGGTGGTACTATTCGGACCAAAATTCGCAAAGAAATAGGTGAGTCCATAGACAATTACAAATCCAGCACCACCAGCAGAAAGACGAAGGTCGCTATTATAGGCGCCTGATAGAATAGCAAAGCAGATTGCCGACATCAGGAATCCCATATGTGTCATCCAATAGCGCCCCATCCGCTCAATCAGGCCAATAGCAAACCAATAGCCAGGCAGAGCAATTAGCATAATGTAGACGGTGCTCAGTAAGGAGAGCCGTAACTTATCAATTGAATTAACGCCTGTCGTATTTGAAACGGCACCATTTACGAAACTTGTGTTCATCAGACTTTGGCCGTAGAAAGTGACATCAATCAGGAACCAGGTAGATGCAGTACCTACAAGCACAAAGGCATATTCACGCAGGCACTTTAGAGTTATCCAGATATCAAGAACTGCGAGCTTCTTATGCGCCTCCTTGTCAACAACGACTAATGTCTCACCGTCTACACCAAGTTCCTTCTTCTTTACCTCATTGTAAATCTTACTCTCAACAATGGCCAAGCGGAAGTAGATTGTCAGAAGATTCAGCACACAACCGAAGGCAAGGGCAAAACGCCAGGTTCCATCGGCAACCCAGGGACCACCATAGTAGCGCAGAGTTGAGATAGTACTAAAGTTGACAATTGCCGCAGTGAGTTTACCCCAGCCCTGCATGCTGAAAATCGAGAGGACTGACATTCCACGCAGAGCAGATGTCGCGGCTTCACTCGTAATTGTAGAGGCCAATGGGTATTCACCACCTACACCAAATCCAAGGATACCGCGCCAGATAGCCAGTTGGATATACACATCATTCATGGATGATGTGGGTTGGAATGTATTTGCAGACCATAGACCCCACTGCGTCGTTGTCGCCGGCACAGTTTGACCTGCTGACGAGGTTGCTGAGCCCAGTGCACCGAGAATAATCAGGGCGGAGGTAAGAACGAAGTTCCACTTGCGACCCAGGAGGTCACCCATGAAACCAAAGAAGAGTTGGCCTAGGATAGAGCCGATTAAAGCAGCGTTATTCACACTGTTCTTTAATGCGACTGTCTGAACTTGATAGCGAGGAATTACTTCGGTATCAAAAGCAGAATTTGTCACTAGACTACATACGGAATTGTCCCATGTGTACTGAAGGCACTTATTATCCTTTGTTGCACAGATAAAGTTCGCGTAACCTGCAGTTCCTGTCATGGTTTGGAATGCGGGATTTGAAATATTGTAAGCAGAGCCGAAAACGGCGTAGGCGTTCGGAGAGCAAGCAGGGTCGACCGAGAATGAGTAGGCCACCTTGTTCACTGGCGCGAGGTTCTTCAGGATGTTTGTGACACCATCCGTAATAAAAAGATCATAGGAGTCAGCGAAAAATCCACTGCCAGCGATAAATGTCCGAAACAACCAGGAAGCGAGCATTATACTTAGTAGGGCGGAGTTAACCTTTAGACATCAGCATCCACCATCTCCTTTACTAATGACGCAAATGTTGCCTCTCGAGTCCATCCAAGCTCCTTCTCAGCACGGCTCGGGTCACCAATGAGTGTATGCAGCTCATTTGGACGAAAAAGAGAAGGATTAATCTTCACACGAATATCTCCTGTGAGGCCATCATATCCCTTCTCATCGACACCCTCGCCGCGCCACACAATCTGGATTCCAATGTGGCTAAAGGCAATCTCTAGGAATTCGCGAACGCTGTGCTGCTCACCTGTGGCCAGTACCCAATCATCAGGTGTATCGTGTTGTAAAATACGCCACATACCCTCTACATAATCGCGTGCATGCCCCCAATCACGCTTAGCATCTAGATTGCCGAGTTCAACACAGGTCTCTTCGCCGCGCTTAATCTTTCCAACGGCTATTGTAATCTTGCGCGTCACAAAATCGGCTCCGCGACGAGGCGATTCATGATTGAAGAGAATTCCATTACATGCATATAGACCATACCCGCTACGGTAATTGCGCACAGACCAATACGCAAAGAGTTTTGCTACAGCGTACGGCGAGCACGGCTCAAATCCTGTCGTTTCAGAGAGAACCGTCACGCCATTTCCAATACGATTACCATAGAGTTCACTTGTACTCGCCTGATAAAAGCGAATACGCTCCTTGATAGGGGAGCGACGCGCACACTCTAGAAAACGCAGGACGCCCAGAGCATCTACATCAGCAGTGTATTCAGGAATGTCAAAAGAGTGACGAACATGACTCTGTGCAGCAAGATTATAAATCTCAACACGCTCAAAGTTTAGTCCAGCAAACTCTTCAAAGATAGTCTGAATACTGTATGTATCACGAAGGTCGCCTCGCTTCACCTTAAAGGCAGGATTCTTGAGAATATGATTGATACGCTCAAAAAAATGGTTGGAGGAGGTGCGCATCATCCCCCACACCTCATAGTCCTTGGAAAGAAGTAACTCGGCAAGATAAGAACCATCTTGTCCAGTGACCCCTGTAATTAGAGCTAACTTTACCATTGTGCTTTTTTAGATTTAGTTGTTTAGACCTCAGATAGAATCATTGAGATCAAGTGCATCAAAACTATCTCCTGAATGGCGCGGGGTTAGGGGAGGTGTATTTGTCGCCTTTTCTACATAGCGAATCTGTAGACGAGCCGAACTTTCCTTTACAAGAGGATTCTCACGAACAACTGGTGTAGACTCTTCAATGCGCTTGAGCTTCAGCTTGTAACTCTTATAGAGATGAGCAAGCCCTACAAGGGTACCTACAAACGCGACAGTAGAGCCGACGCCGATTCCAATATAGCCATTCTGTCCAATTGGGTCTGTGGTTGTCGGTGGGGGTTGATTATAGAAGGCGTGCGTGATATTCAGATAGGATGTATTTGTTGTAGTGCCTGTTGCAGTTGAAGTTGGAGAGGTCGTTGAGCTTAGAGTGGGACGAGCCGTTCCAGAAGTGGATGCTGTAGGTGAGAGAGTTGCGCTGCTTGATGAACTTGCGCTTGGACTCAGTGTTGACATGGGTGAAACGGAAGGAGGCGCAGTGGATGTAGGGGTGGTAGTTGCTGCACTTGAGGTACTTGCAGATGCAGATGCACTTGATGATCCGGTTGCAGTAGAAGTGGCTGTGGCACTTGAGGATGCAGTTGCGGTTGCACTTGTGGTTGATGTGGCTGTTGCGGTTGATGTGGCTGTTGCGGTTGATGTGGCTGTTGCGGTTGATGTGGCTGTTGCGGTTGATGTTGTGGTTGCTGTTGTGGTTGCTGTTGTGGTTGCTGTAGGTGTTGAGGTTGCAGTTGCTGTAGGTGTTGAGGTTGCAGTTGCTGTTGATGTACTTTTGCTAGTTAGAGTTACTGCTGCACTACTTGAGGGAAGAGCCGATGTAGAGGCTAGTGCACTACTTGAGGGGAGGGTCGAAGCAGAGGCTACTGCACTATTTGAGGGGAGGGTCGAAGCAGAGGGAAGAGCCGAAGTAGAGGCTACTG